TTCCTGACGATCTCCCATTCTAAAGGAGGTCTCTCATGGAACTAAGACCTTATCAAAACGAAGCTGTTCAAGCAATTAGAAATGAGTGGAAAGATGGCAGGCAAAAGACGCTATTAGTTCTCCCTACAGGAACCGGAAAGACAGTTGTATTTTCAAAGGTTGTTGAAGAAGAGACTCAAGATGGTAGTAAAGCCCTCATCCTAGCACATCGTGGTGAATTGCTCGATCAAGCGTCTGTAAAGTTAATGGAAACGAGTGGATTGGATTCAGCTTTGGAAAAGGCTGAGTCCAGCTCCATTGGTTCAAAGAAAAAAGTAACAGTTGCATCTGTTCAGACTTTATCGCAAGAAAAACGACTTACTAGTTTTTCTAAAGATTATTTCAAGACAATCGTAGTCGATGAAGCCCATCATACCATGAGCGATACGTATCAACGTATCCTTACCCATTTTGATGGTGCCAATATACTCGGTGTTACTGCAACTCCTGATCGCTCCGATCAGAAAAGTTTAGGGAAATTCTTCGACTCGAAAGCCTATGAATATTCCCTTCATCAAGCCATAAGAGAGGGTTATCTCTGCCCTGTAAAAGCACAGATGATACCACTCGAACTGGATATCCATAGCGTTACAGTATCGAATGGTGACTACGCTGTGGGTGAAATAGGTTCAGCATTAGAGCCCTACTTAAATCAAATCGCTCTCGAAATGCTGAAGTACTGTAAAGGTCGAAAAACGGTCGTTTTCTTACCGTTAGTTAAGACATCTCAAAGGTTCTGTGAGCTACTCAATTTACATGGGATTAAGGCTGCTGAAGTCAACGGTAATAGCAAAGACAGAGATGAAATCCTAGCCGACTTTGAAGCTGGTGAATACGATGTGTTGTGTAATTCCATGCTCCTTACTGAAGGTTGGGATTGCCCAGCGGTGGATTGCATTATTGTTTTAAGACCTACCAAAATAAGAAGTCTTTATCAACAAATGGTCGGTCGTGGTATGCGACTTTCACCGAATAAGAAGGAACTGCTCTTGCTAGATTTTCTATGGATGACTGAACGTCACGATTTGTGTAGACCATCAGCTCTCATTTCCAAAGACGCTGACCTTGCTAAACGCATCGACCAGAAGATGATGGATAGAGAAAGTGGCATTGATTTACTCTCCGCTGAACTGGCAGCAGAAAACGATGCTATCAAGGAACGTGAAGATGCTCTGGCTAGAGAACTCGCAGCTATGCGTAGAAAGCAACAAAAACTTGTCGATCCAATTCAATATGCATTTTCTATTGCCGCTGAAGATTTGGCAAATTATGAACCTTCATTCGCATGGGAAATGGCACCTGCAACAGCAAGACAACTTGAATATCTAGAGCGTCATGGTATCTACCCAGACTCAGTATCGAACTGTGGATTGGCAAGCTTACTCATTGAAAAACTAAAGAACAGACAAATTGAAGGACTCGCAACACCAAAACAAATCCGTTTCTTGGAACGCTATGGTTTCATTCATGTCGGCATGTGGGCATTTGATGCTGCTAGCAAAATGATTACTCGCATCGCAGAAAACAGATGGATGTTACCAAGAGGTGTCAGTGCATCGAGCTATCAACCATAGGAGGATTTAAATGGACAGCATTCTAGAAGCATTAAAACAAATTGATGTCTCAAAAGTATCCTACCAGGAATGGGTAAACATAGGGATGGCTCTCAAGGCAGAAGGTTATGATTGGACAGTATGGGATACCTGGAGCCAGAATGATTCTCGTTATAAAAATGGAGAATGTGAACGGAAGTGGAGGAGCTTTAGCGGCTCCTCTCATCCTGTTTCTGGTGGAACAATTGTAAAACTAGCAAAAGATGCTGGTTGGATTCCTCCGACTAGAATCAACGATGGTCTCATGGAGTGGGACGATATTATTGAATACGATGGTGATGGTATGATTTATGATCCGAAAACCGGTAAGAAACCGACTGAACAACTCATCACTTATCTTGAAATCTTATTCAAAGAAGATGAATTTGTAGGATATGTAACGAATGATGTATGGCAAGACAGCAAAGGTAAATGGATGCCTGGTAAAGGACAGTATGATCGCACAGCTAAAGAGTTGATCGAATTACTCAAAAAGCATCCAGATGATATTGGAGCTGTCATTGGTGATTGGAAGGATGAATGTGGTGCTTGGATAAGATTTAATCCAGTCGATGCAACAGGCGTAAAGAACGAAAATATCACAAGATATACCTATGCTTTAGTCGAGTCAGACAATATTCCAATTTCCGAACAGGATGCAATCTATCGTAAGTTTGAATTGCCGATAGCTTGTTTAGTACACAGTGCAGGCAAAAGCCTACATGCGATCGTTAAGGTGGATGCTAAAAATACTGATGATTATCAAAAGCGAGTGAAATATCTCTATAACTTCCTAGATAAGAATGGGCTCAAAGTTGATACAGCGAATCGAAATCCATCAAGGTTATCAAGACTTCCTGGTGTTACTCGAAATGGAGTTGTTCAAACGTTGGTGGCTACAAACATTGGTAAACACAACTGGGATGAATGGTTAGATTTTGTTGAAGGAGAATCAGAAGAACTTCCACGAGAAAAGACCAGTGGACAAATCCGTACAAAAAAGGAAAACTTAGAACCTCAACTTATCGAAGGCATTGTTCGGGTTGGACACAAAATGCTCATTTCAGGTTCTTCCAAAGCTGGAAAAAGTTTCTTATTGATTGAATTAGCTATTGCATTATCAGAAGGACGAAAATGGCTAGGTTTTCAATGCAAAAAGACAAGAGTGTTTTATGTGAATTTAGAAATTGATGAAAAAAGCTGTGGTAACCGAATTGATGAAATACATCTTGCACTCGGTGTTGAACCAAAATATGAGCAGGATTTTGTAGTTTGGAGTCTTCGAGGAAGTTCAATGCCGCTTGACAAACTAGCACCTAAAATCATTCGTAAAGTCGCAAATAAAGGATACGAAGCAATCATCATAGACCCAATTTATAAAGTTATCACTGGGGACGAGAATAATGCCTCACAGATGGGAGCATTCACAAATCTCTTCGATAAAATAAGCAAAGAAACAGGTTGTACGATTATCTATAGTCATCATCACTCCAAAGGGGCTCAAGGATTCAAAAGAGCGATGGACAGAGCTTCAGGATCAGGTGTTTTTGCTCGTGATCCAGACGCACAACTCGATATGATTCAACTAGAAACATCCGAAGAATTTATGGCACAAAATGCCGATGTTTTATCATCGACTGCATGGCGACTTGAGAGTAGTTTACGTGAGTTTCCTAACTTTAAGCCTGTGAACTTTTGGTTCGAATATCCGATTCATAGAGTTGATAATAAAGGAATTCTTGCTAAGCATTATGCAGATGGTGACCCTAAAGCAAATCTAGAAAAAAGCGGCAAGAGAACTCAAACACCTGAATCTAGAAAAGACGAATTCGATGCTGCTTTTGATATATGTTTAACAGACAAAGAATTCTGTACTTCAAATGAGTTGGCGGAATATCTTGGTGTTAGTGTTCGAACAATTCAAAAAAGGGTTGTTGAGTTAAGCGAAAACTACCTAATCGCGAAGGGCAATGTGTACAAAAAAGAAGGTATGCACAAAACGAATAAAGGAGAAAAAATCCTAAATTCGAAAAATGACGAATAAAGGAATATTGCCCTATATTCGTCGAGTGTCGAAAGGCCTTATATATATGTATTCGCTTCGCTACTTGCTGACGCATCGTTTGTAGGATAGGGCTTGAAAGCCTGCCCTATCCCAAACAAATGCATCATCGTCAGCACTTACCTTTCTTCACCCAAAAAATCAAAAAAAAGGAGAAACCAATGAAAATATTCCTACTACTAGATCCGCCAACAATTACAGCTCAACAAAACAAGGTTGCACTTGTTAACAATAAGCCAACATTCTATAAACCAGAAAAATTAAAACAAGCAAGAAAAGAACTAATCGCACATTTGAAACCGTTCAAACCGAATGAACCATTGAAGGATGCGATTCAGCTGGATGTGATATGGAGATTCCCAAAAGGAAAAAGACATAAACACTTTGAATGGAGAGTAACAAAGCCAGATACGGATAACCTGCAAAAGATGCTCAAAGACTGTATGACTGAAGTGGGTTTTTGGATAGATGATGCACAAGTGGTTGTGGAGCATGTTGAAAAGATATGGTCAGATGATCCAACCGGTATCTCGATAGAAATCAATGTGCTAGAAAAGTTTAAGGAGGAAACCTGATGGATGTAAAAGAATACTTATGTCGATACCATGTAACCGAAGAGAAGATTCTAAAGCTACAACAAATAGTCGCTGAATACTTACGTCTAGCAAATACAATTCCAGGTGTTAACTTAGACCAAATTCGTGTGGATGGGACTAGAAAACTTGATGCACCATTTGAAAAGTGGATTCTAAAAGCACTTGATGACGAATTACTCATCGAAGAACTCAAAAAACAGCTTCCTCTCATCAAATGTGAAATCATATCCCTAATTGATGAGCTTGAGGACAAAGAGTACAAGATGATTCTCATTCATAGGTATATTGATTGGCTCAGCTGGACTGAAATTTCTCAAAAACTATACTATTCATCATCAAAAATTCGTAGAATGCATGATAAAGCACTAGAAGAGATTTCAATTTTGTCGAAAGGCAAGGTTGAACAAGGCTGAGCAGGGTTGAACAATTGAGAAACTGTCAAGGGTGTGTTAAGATTAAAATGTACAAAGGTGTAGCCACAAGGCAGCATATTATGGAATACTGGCTTTAAACCCAGCCTAGAAATAATGAGAATTCAGAAATGGATTCTTTTTTATTTTTGCAGAGATACTTGTAGTATTCCAACTGGTGAGTTATTACAGTTTTTTATCTACAGTTGGAGTGATTAAATGAAAGGGAAAATGCTTGACCTATACGAAAAATGGGAGGCTTCAGGTCATCTTGATGACAAGCTCAAGTCGATCTCAGAGATGGTATCCAAAAGAGCAACCCAAAGACAGGTCGCTGAATATCTAGGTATCACAGAAAAAACGATTATCAAATTGAGGAAGATTCATCCCAAATTGAACAACGCTTTTCAGTATGGCGATGAAGAACTCAAACAATCGCTCTTCGATGCTGTGTATCGAAGAGCGATTGGGTTTGAATATGAAGAAACACAAACAGTGATTGAAGAAACCAAGACTGGAACTAAAAAACGTATTACTAAGTTCAAGAAACAGTCGCTACCTGATATCGCTGCGATTAAGTACTTACTCGTTACGAAGTTTGGTATTGAGTATAACGAGAAGAAAGCAGAAATAGAGCTAATGGCTAAACGTTTAGAAAGAGGCGAGGAGGAATGGATCAATGAATATCGTGATGAAGAAAACATCGGAACTGATAGAGTACGAAAACAATCCAAGAAATAATGAGGCAGCTATCGATGCCGTTGCTAAAAGCATAGAAGAATTCGGATTTAAAGTTCCGATTGTAATTACGAAAGAAAATGTAATCATTGCAGGCCACACAAGGCTCAAAGCAAGCCTTAAACTAGGGTTGGCCACTGTTCCTTGCATTGTTGCTGATGACCTCACAGAAGGGCAAATTAAGGCATTTCGTTTGGCAGACAACAAGACTGCAGAACTTGCTTCATGGGATTTTACAAAACTTGAGAGTGAACTTGATTCAATTGAAATGGACATGTCTGTCTTTGGTTTTGAAGACTTAGAATCTAAAGTTCCAGATAACGCAACCGATGATGACTTTGACCCGACTGAAGAGCTCACCGAGACACCATATACAAAAAAGGATGACATCTATCTGCTTGGCAATCATAGAGTCATGTGTGGGGATGCAACCATTAAAGAGAGCGTGGATAAGCTGATTCAAGATGAAAAAGTCGATCTCACATTCACCGACCCTCCTTATAATGTGGACTACGAAGGCACAGCAGGAAAAATCATGAACGACAAGATGGAAGACAATACCTTCTATCTTTTACTTTTTCAAGCCTTCAAGAACATGTTCGACCACACAAAACCAGGTGGAGCTATCTATGTATGCCATGCGGATACCGAAGGCATCAACTTTAGAACGGCTTTCAAAAATGCTGGATTCAAATTGGCTGAGTGCTTAGTTTGGGTAAAGAATGCTCTTGTTCTTGGTAGACAAGATTATCACTGGAGACATGAACCAATCCTCTATGGATGGAAAGAAGGTGCTGCTCATTACTTTATTGATGACCGCACGCAAGATACCATCTGGGAATATAACAAGCCTAAACGAAATGAAGAACATCCAACGATGAAACCTCTTGAACTTTGTGGAAGAGCGATTGCAAACTCATCTAGAGTTGGTGAAATTGTTCTAGACTTGTTCGGTGGTTCTGGATCAACTTTAATTTCATCCGATCAACTTCAAAGAAAAGCACGATTGATGGAACTCGATGAAAGATTTGTCGATGTCATTGTCAAACGCTATATCAAATACAAAGGATCAAGTGATGATTGTTATCTGATCCGAAATGGCGAGAAGATACCCGTTGGTACTATCGAGGACTTTCAAAATTTATCACTATAGTGAGTATTTAGTGTCGAATTGACTTGATATAAAAGGCCTTTAGAGTGATATATATACATACCAAAAGGTAGAAAGAAGGTCACATAATGGACAAACAAATCAAGTTGTCAGAATGGATTCAAAGATTCAAGTCAGGTGAATTTGAAAACAAAAACACCAAGACTCAAATTGAAGCAGGTTGGTTCGATTGGTTTTGTAGAGATACAAGCCTAGCAAACAAAACAAAAAAGATGGGAAACATCATCAAGCAAATCAAAGCTGGAGGAAAGGTTAACCTTGAGACAAGTTATGTGTGGTTCAAGAACAATTGCCCACTCAGTGGTCCACTCTACGATGATTTTAGAATTGCTGACATCGAAACCAATAACAACCTCATCGTTGTACAAATCGACTGCTTCAGAAACGACACGAAATACACAACCTTTGAAAGATTGGATGGATTCGAAAAACCAGTGTTTCAAACCAACTCCTCAAGAGAACTAGTCAAATGGTTAAACACAGGATGGACAAAGTAATGTTCAAAGAATTCAACGCCCATCCAAAGGGAATCAAAACAACCGACTGTGTGGTTAGAGCAATCAGCACTGCATTTAACAAAGATTACATGGAGTGCAGACGAGAACTGAATCAAAAGAAGCGTGAATGGAATTTCACAAGTTACAAAAACACCGAGTTCTTGTACAAGTATTTTGAAGGCAAACCACGATTGATATTCAAGGCAATCAAAGGTCAACCGAGAATCAAAGGTTCAGATTTCACCGAGCTTCACCCAAAAGGAACATTCATTCTTAAGATGTCAGGTCATGTGGCAGTATGTAAAGACGGCATCATCCTAGACATTTGGGACTGCACGTATCGAAGCGTCTATACCGCTTGGAAGATTGACGAGGTTACCAGCAATGAAAACTAACTTTATACGCAAGACAACAAGTAACGAACTGATACCTCAAGATGAATTTGTGATTGAAAAAGAAGTGGTTATCGATAAAGACCTATTCGAATGTTTTATCAAAGATCCACTAAACGATTACGATTTCATCAAAGAGAATCTTGAGCATATGTTTTGTGACAATCTTTCGGTGTTTCATTGCATATTTGTCACATCAGACTCGCATGATTTTGGAATCCTGGTTGAGAGTGAAGGATACCATTATGCTAGGTACACGGCTTATCTTCCAAAAGTAGCAATAAAATAACACATTTAAATTAAGGCATAAAAGGGAGCTCATGGCTTCCCTTTTTCTTGCTAGAAAGAGGACAACATGAAAATCATAACCAGTGAATCCGTCTTTAGTGGACATCCAGATAAAATTTGCGACCAAATCAGTGATGCAATACTCGATGTCATTTTGGAACAAGATCCATTAGCACGAGTAGCGGTTGAGTCAGCTATTAAGGATGACTTAATAGTTATTTTTGGTGAGGTAACTACCACTGCAAAAGTAGAGTATTCAGAAATCGCAAAACAAGTACTTAAGGACATCGGATATGACGATGCATTTTGTGTGCTTGAAAAAATATCCAAACAATCACCGGACATTGCTCTAGGAGTTAATGAAACGCTAGATCATCAACAAGGTGCAGGTGATCAGGGCATGATGTATGGCTTTGCTTGCAAAGAAACTCCTGAGCTGATGCCGCTTCCAATTGTAGTAGCACACGACATTGCTAAAGAAGTAGATACGCTTCGTAAAACGAAGTACAATCACATCTTTGGTCCAGACGGCAAATGCCAGGTGTCGGTTAGGTATTTAGAAGGAAAACCATTCGCATACGATACTATCATCGTATCTGCACAGACAAGACCGAATGCAAATCTAATCGTTGCCAAAGAAATCATCATTGAGGAAGTGCTCAAACCAATGATTGGTAAGGATTTATCTGGTATTAATATTCTCATCAATCCTACAGGAGCATTCGTCATTGGTGGACCTTATGGAGACACTGGTTTAACAGGTAGAAAGATTATCGTTGATACCTATGGTGGATACGCTAAACATGGTGGTGGAGCCTTTTCTGGTAAAGACGTAAGCAAGGTTGACCGCAGTGCAAGTTATTATGCCAGATACGTAGCAAAAGCCCTTGTGGCGGCAGAATTAGCCGACACGTGCGAAGTCTGCGTGTCCTATTCCATTGGTATTGCAAACCCAGTCGCTGTCTCGGTTGATACCTTTGGAACTGGAATATTAGCTGATGAAGACTTGCTTCAGTTAGTTAAACAATACTTTAATTTTACACCTGCAAATATTATGAAAGAACTAGAGTTCGAAAAAGTGAAGTTTCAAAAGTTAGCAGCATATGGACATATGGGACGTGAAGACTTACCGGTTCGTTGGGAACATGTAGAAGTGAAAGCAGCTGAACTAAAACAAGCATATGAAAAAGCCAAAGGTTCTGCATAACTTCTATAAGTCACCTGCATGGCTTTCAGCTCGTGAACTTAAGATAGTGACAGTCAACGGACTTTGTGAACGATGTGGACAAATTGGTATTGAAGTTCATCACAAGGAAAGATTAACAGTTGATAACTTCCTTGACTCATCTGTCAGCCTAAATCAAGATAACTTGGAACTACTTTGTAAAGAGTGTCATAACCGTGAGCATGAACGTTTCAGTAAAGAAGTAAGATTTGATAAAGATGGAAACTTAATAAATTCAGAAAAACCTAAGTAAAGTAAATATTGTTTGATATAATGGTTATAAAAGTAGGTGGTTTTATGAAAAAGAAAATATTTGTTAACCCTGCAATTTATGCAGTTTTTATCTTAGCAGTAGTAGGTTCTGTTAAACTAATTGAAAGACTGGTGACGACAAAAGAATATGTAAATTCATCCCAAGAAATTGCATCCTACTTTTTTACTGCAGCAATGCTATTTGCAGTTTATTGGATTGGAAAAGATATTATAAGACCAATTCCACTTAGCTATGATAATAACGAAATTATTATTAAGAGGTACTTTAAAAATGATATTACTCTTAACTATAAAGATATTGTGAAAGCAGAGTATTATAATAGATACATGAGATTAATAATTCATGCAAAAGATAAAAAATATAAGTTTTCCTTTGTTATGAATACAAGCGAATTTAAAAAAGTATTATCTAAAAAGGTTAAAAATACTGACTTTTAAACATGCCCCCCCATTCTTGATTGATATTAGCTTGAAGGGTACCGCACAGGGGGGCAATTAAAAAATGGAAGGCAGATTTTTTGAGAATCCAGAAAGAGGTAATCATGCTCAAAGAGATATACAACGCTTTTAAAGAGATTATTAATGATCCTAATCACAGATACAAATCTTGGGAACACTGCTATACGTTTTTTAAGCAAAATAGAAAATCAAAAGACATTGATATCGACTACTTTTCACTACACCTATTTGCATATTTATCTAGTTGGGGAATGCTACGTGGTTCATCATTTCTTTTACAAAAAGATTTTAAGTTCCATAATGAAATTGTAGAAATCATACTTGATTCGAGATACGATTCTTTGCAGGACCTTGATTTGGCTAGAATAAATAACAATGATGTGGATCTGTTGATGGAAATCAAAAATCGGATTAGAGATAGTTACTTTGATAGAACTGACCTCGTCAATGGGACCGAAGGCGAGAATAAGACAGCTTCAGACACATTGGTTTCTAAAATTCTTTTGGGTACTTTATGTTGTTCACCAGCATATGATAGATATTTTATTGATGGATTAAAGCAAAAGTCTATTCCTAACAGAAACTTTTCCGAAAGATCATTGTTTCAACTAAAAAAACACTACAATGCTAACTTAAATCAATTTCTCGAAACACAAACCGAGATAAGTAATTTAGCTGGAATCAACTATCCATCTATGAAGTTATTCGATATGTATTTTTGGGAACTAGGATATGAAGCGGATTTGAATAAACAGACTTAAACTCAAGCGACTTAGGTCGCTTTTTACTTGCTATTTATCCTCTTTAGAGTGATATATATTACTAACCATAGGAGGTAATCAGTATGTACAAAATTGGGGATAAAATTCGAATCATTAGCATGAAGGGTGAAGACCATTACAACGGTCGTGAAGGAATCATCGAATACATAGATGGGCTTGATCAGTTACATGGAACTTGGGGTGGGTTAGCAATCATTCCAGAAGAAGATTTGATTGAAGTAATAAACCCTGAGGTAGTTGAAAGAGTCAATTGAGTGAGGTACTGAAATGTCTAAAATAAAAGATGTGAATATTGAGATTGAGCGACTTCGGTCGCTTTTTTCATCGGTCGATGAGACCAAAACCCAACTAGTCGATAACCTTATTGAGCAGGCTGCGTTTATGAAGGTTGAACTTGGCGTCCTTCAAGAACAGATAAGGAAGTATGGAGCTGTTCAAGTTTCAAGCAAAGGTGCTCAAAGACAAACAGAAGCAGCTAAGTACTACACTAAGCTTATCAACTCGTATGGAACAGTCATCAAGACACTCAATTCAATCATGGGGAAAAACGTAATTGATGGTGATGATGCTTTTGATGAGTTTCTCAAGAAAGCGAATATGGCATGAACTATTTAATTGAGTACTACCAAAAAGTGATGTCCAATGAAATACTAGCTGGAGAGGAATTAAAGAGCACTCTTCGAAAACTGATGGATGATATGGTTAATCCTCGATATGACTTTGATGAAAAGCCAGGAAACATGAGAATCGATTTTATCGAAACCTTCTGCAAGCATACAAAGTCCCCATTCAATGGACAACCCTTCAACTTAGAACTTTGGGAAAAGGCAATCATTCAAACAGCCTATGGGTTTAAGATTGCCGAGACTGGATTAAGACGATTTAACGAAGTCATTTTACTCATCGCACGTAAAAATGGAAAGACAACCTTCATCGCAGGGATCGACCTTGCTGAATTCTTTCTTTCCAAAGGCGGAGTTGATATCGTATGTGCTTCAAACACGAGTGAGCAAGCGAACATTCTCTTTGAAGAGATCAATAACATGCGTGAACAGTCGCCTGCTCTATCAAATGAGAAACGCAGTAAAAAGAATATTTTCTTTATCTATTCTCCGAAAACTAAGAATAAGATCAAGAAATTATCAGCTCAAAGCAGGAATAAAGATGGTTACAACATTGAGGTCGGTTGCATAGATGAGGTCCATGAAATGACGGACTCAAAAGTATATGATGCCATCAAGCAAAGCCAATCAACTAAGAAGGAACCACTTATCTTCATCATCACAACCGAAGGAACTACGGTAGGGGGATTCCTCGATAACAAACTAGACTATGCAAGAAAGATGCTGAAGGGTGAAATCACTGATGAACGTGTGCTTCCCTGGTTATATACCCAAGACAACACACAAGAAATATATGATGACCCTAAGAATTGGGTGAAATCTAATCCTAGTTTAGGTGTGGTAAAACTCTCCTCGTATCTCGAAGATGTGATGAACAAATCAAAAAATGACCACTCAACGAGAGTGACCATGTTGTGTAAAGATTTTAATATCAAGCAAGTCGATCAAGGTGCATGGTTGTCTTTTGATGACTTAAACAACGAAGCGAAGTATGAACTCAATACACTCAAGAACTCCTATGCTATAGGTGGAGTCGATTTATCTTCAACTACCGATTTAACTGCAGCTGTTCTAGTCATTCAGAAAAAGGATGACAACAAGAAGTATGTTTTAGCACAATTCTTTATGCCAAGTGATGTTGTCAAGAAACGCATGGAAGAAGATAACGTCCCTTATGATATCTGGATTAAACGAGGGTTCATTACACTCACTGAAGGAAGCCAGAACGATTTCTCATTGGTAACTCAGTGGTTCATGAAGATGATTCAAGAACATCAAATCAGACCATTATGGGTAGGATTCGATCCATGGAACTCTCAATATTGGATAAAAGAAATGGAAGAATTAGGATTTAACATGGAGAAGGTTCGTCAAGGTGTTTACTCTTTATCGGAACCAATGAAACAACTGGAAGCAGACCTAAAGAATAAGCTGATCAACTATGACAATAATCCGATCTTGAAGTGGTGCCTATCTAATACTCAAGCTAAAGTAGACTTGAATGGAAATATTCAACCTTCAAAATTAAATTCCAAATACAAGCGAATTGATGGAACTGTAGCTATGATTATTGCTTATGCAGTATTGAATAGGTATAAGCTTGATTACGAAAATATCATATAAATCAGAAAATATTATGAATTATTGATGTTTTAACTCAAATAATGTATAATAAATTTGTATTTATTGGGGGTTATCATGTACAATCAGAGAAAAATTATCCTTGAAGAGATTGGAAAATCTCGCAATAGCACTGCAATTTTATATGTTACTGGCGATAGACGTGGTATGGAAGTTCAGATTGCAGCTGATGTAATTGATATATTTGCTGATCATTTAGATGCTATAGTCAATTCAAAAAAGATTAGTTTAGTTCTATACACTTTAGGCGGGAGCACGTTGGCTGCTTGGAATATTGTTAACATGATTAGGGAATATTGTGATGATTTCGAAGTAATCGTTCTAAACAAGGCTCGGAGTGCAGGGACATTAATCAGTCTCGGGGCAAATAGGATTTTAATGACTAATCAGTCTACTTTAGGTCCAATTGATCCCTCGTTAACAACGCCATTTAATCCAGTTTTTCCTAATTCAAATCCACCAATTCAAATCCCAGTTAGTGTTGAAGATGTTAAGGGTTATATTAACTTTGCAAAAAGAGAATTGAATATTTCAAAGGGTTCAGATTTCCATGATATTTACAATAAATTGTCTGAAAAGATTCATCCACTTGTAATAGGTAGTATTTTTAGATCAAAGGAGCAAATTCAAATGCTTGCTGCGAAACTTCTTGATATGCATTTTCCTAAGAGTAAAAAAAACCAAAAGAAAAAAATTATCTCTTTCTTATGCAGTGATTCTGGAAGTCATGATTACACCATTAATAAAACCGAAGCTATTCAACTTGGATTACCCATCGAAAATTCTGGTGAAGAGATAAATAAGCAACTAAAATTGTTACTAGCTGATATTAATACTGAACTTAAATTGAAAGAAATATTTGACCCCGTTAAAGAAGTGACGATGAATAGTGCACCTTACAATTATCTCTACAAAAGAGGCTTGATTGAAAGCACACTTGGTGGGTCGCATGCGTTTGTTTCTCAAGGTACATTTTCTATTGTAACAGCTAATGGTGGACAAAGAATTAATGATTCAAGAGCATCAGAAGAATGGAGGAAAATTGCATGATTTATGTTGAAAAATTCAAGGGTACTATAAACTACTCTCAATTTTTTATCAATCAAGACAATGGTATGTCAAGTGTTAAAAATTCAACTATAGATTTAATGAAAACATATATGATTGAGATTGTTCCGACTAACACTTATGATATGAAAGAGTATAAAGACAATAGTACAGCTGTAGATGACAACAATCATAAGACTTAATAATAGTTTTTGAATAATACTTATAGGTATACAAATATTGACTAGAACTTCTTTTAGGGGTTCTAGTTTTTAACTAGAAGGTGGTGAGTTCGTGGGCATTTTTACTAGAAAGAAAAAGGAAGGTTCAACAAATACCTTTCAGTTATTGAATCAAAACAATACCTTCTTCACTCCTTTTGGTAACAACATCTCAAAGAGTGATGTGGTCAAGATATGTATTGATAGGATTGCGAGCCAGTGTGCTAAGCTCAAACCAAGATACATTAAAACTGAAGCAGACAAGACAGTAACCGAGAAACAAGGTCGACTGTCTTTTTTATTGAAACATAAGCCTAATCCACTCATGACACCTTATGACTTTATCTATAAGGTGATTACGTTATTACTACTGAATGACAATGCGTTCGTTTATCCAATGTTTGATTCGGTGAATGGTGGGCTTAAAGCACTCTATCCGCTAAGGCCGATATTGGTAGAAGCAATAGTAGATAATGCTGATGGTTATTACTTGAAGTTCTACTTTGAGGATGGCCAACAATTTATGCTGCCTTATGAGAATGTCATCCACTTGAGGAAGTACTTTGCTTCCAATGATATCTTTGGTGGGAATGGATCATCAGGCGATCATGAAGCAATCCTAAAAACCATCTCAATCAATGAGAATGTGCTTCAAGGCATCGATAACGCAGTCAGATCTTCGATGCAGATTAAAGGAATCATCAAGATGAATGGGATGCTTTCAGAAGCAGATAAGAAGAAACAAAGAGAGCTCTTTGATATAGCACTCAACGATTCTATCAGTACTAAAGGAAGCTCGATTATCCCGATTGACTTAAAATCTGAATACATACCTTTAACTGTAGATCCCAAGTTGATCGACAAAGAAACACTCGAATTCTTACAATCCAAAATACTCGACTATTTTGGCGTATCGGCACCAATCTTCGCAAACAAATATAGTGAAGAAGATTTCAACTCGTTTTATGAGTCAACCATTGAGCCTCTAGCCATTCAGCTATCTGAGGCTTTTTCTTTGGGATTGCTCACCGAAAATGAGTTAACTCGTGGTGAAGAGATTATTTTTTATAGTGAACGATTGCAGTATGCAAGCTGGAATACAAAAGTGAGTGCCATCGAAAAACTGATGAGCCTAGGGATCATGACCTTAAATGAATCCAGAGCTTTGCTTGGACT